GGAGTGACCGGACCAGTTAAGGACTCATGTGAGATGTGATGTTGTTACATCTTCACTAGATTCCAAAAGAGGGCCTTACAAGCACCGCGAATCATTTCGCTGTCCTCACAAGACACTAACTGGTAAACAGGCTTGAGTGCAACCAGAGGTGGGACTTTCGTAAGGTCACCACCCTGCAAGAACTCGCGCCACGCCTTGTTCCTTCGGACGATCCGAAGAAATGAGTGGTATTCCCTCCAAGGGAATTCCGTCATTTCAAGATCTTTCTCAGTCGAACTATCGAGAAGAGAGTCTTTCAGACTCTGCTCAAAGGTTCTTCTGCGGTTCGCCGTTGAAACATCCGAGATCAGTATACCTTTCAGTCTCTTTGCAAGGACTGAAGGCACTGAAACACCGACCATTCCATCGCCACATGGAGCACAAGTAGATTTTATCTTCTTGTGAGCCATGAAGGCGTAAATCTCCCGATTCGTACGCGTGTTCGTCTTCATCGTAGGGTAGTCTTCGGTTTTGCCGAGGCCTCCCCATTGATGAGAAACATCGATGGACTGAGGGGTCTTCTTCAAGACCTCTTTCGCGTACTTGACAACAGTAGCTTTTGAGAAGCCGAACTCCGACGCTAAACTGAGACTTCCAAGTTGGGGATTTCCACAAACTGTGAATCTCCCGGTTCTCTGAAGTACTAGTTTACCGCTTCGTTTGACTGTCAAAAGCTGAGAGTTGATAGAGCCGAACTCGTGACTATGGTAGCACTTTCCAATCGATGGAATGAGACCCATAGATGTCGTGATCCTCTTCCAGGCCTTGACCTTGCGGTCCATTGGCTCCCTGAAAAGGATATCGTCACCATTGATGAAGCAGCGGACTTCATGAAGCTCTTGCCTTCGTAAACAGGCCACTGTGGCTGCATTTGCAACACAGAGGACGGGAAACGAAAGCAGTGAACCCATGAGCTGTCCACGTGTCTGGATGACATCGTCAACACCGGTCCACTTAGGATAAGTGATACGGTGCCGACCTGCTTCCCAACGGATGTAGTGGCAGAGCGATTCATGGTCTTTGAAGACCTTGATTAGCTCAGCAACTACAGCCTGCATGACATCTGAATTGAGGTGGTCAGTCGCAGATGCGTAATCACCAGAAAGGAGTTTTCCCTTTTGGCAGTCAAGCATCGGCAACATCTCCTCAATAGTCTTTCCCTGAGTAAGTCCGAAGCATTCGAACTTACCTAGTGCTTTCCACATTGCCTTCTGCAAAGGCTTCAGGGCCCACGCGATGGGTTGAGACTTCGTGATCGTTCGAACCTTGAGGGGCTCTGCGATCGCGTGAACTTCGACAACATTCTCCACATTAGGGACCGATGGGAACCTATAGGCAAAAGATGGCTGATCCATCTTGTCTTTTAAGACAGGAATGACCCATGATTCGGAACAGAAAAGTTCCTTCTCAGAGGTTATACCTTTCGAAAGAAGACAACATTGAACATTCTTCTTATGCTTCTCGGTCATCATCGTCGTCAGAACCTCAATGAAGCGGCTAGACGACCCCTCAAAGTGGACTTGATTGAAGGACTTTTGGCACGTGTCGACACCACTGTAGCCCATCTCCAACTTCTTGAAAGTCGAGATGACTGCTCTAACGGTATCGTTTTGCCAATTGAATTCCTTGAGATGGACTGAAAAGTCAAATCTCCTAATAAAGGCACCCAACGAGTTAATAGATTGGATCTTATTAACCAAGTTGCCGAGGCCTAAATTACCGGACATGACTAGGAATTCGGATGAGAAATTGCGTCCTTTTTCCTCAAGCTTGGCCATGGGGACCTGGTAGAGGCAGTTCGATTTCATGACAATCACCTCACCGACGAGATCGTCGGGCGAAGAGATAGTGTCAAGAGACTGAAATGCGTCGTCAAACTGAGTGATCAGTTGACCATGGTACCCATCCCAATGCTGCTGCTCAAAGTTCCTGAAGTAGACTGAGTTCTTCAAGCCGAACTTACTCTCGATGTTCTTCGTGAGTTTGTTCGTCAAGAATGACTTTCCTACTCCGGGTTCTCCCCAAAGATAGAGACAAGGAGGATCGATTCGAGTGTGATAGTCAGAAATCATTTTGTGGTTTACTGACCTTCTCGTCGAACAGATATTCTCCTTTAGAGCCTTGAAACATCCGCCCTCTGATCGGGGTGTACCGAAGTATGCCTTACTGGGTGCTAGTGGAATTACTTCTTCATAGCACTTGTAGACTTCTTCGGCCCAATCACGGGCACAGGCTGTGACGTACTGAAGGACATTTGGGGGGGTTATTCCCACAGTGGAGAGTAACTTCCCATGGTCCTCGTACGCCGTCTGGATCATCTCTTTTGGAACAACGGCCGCGAGGGCCTTGCACTGAAGGAGATTCCAGAGATCTTTCTTCTCACGATTCGCTCTGTTCAACCAGCGTCTGTTAAGACGCTTTTGGATGTTGTGATCGAAGAGTTGGAAGGTCTCCGAGACTGAACAAGGAAGCTCTTGGTTTAATCTTCTTGAGAAGTAATAACAAAGAGAATTCTTGAACAGTTTCGGTAACTTTGCTGGCGGGACAGAGGCAACAATTTTCTGATCTTTTAGAAAATTGAAGACTCTAGACTGTTTACAGCTGATTTTGCAAGTACCAAGAAAAAATTCTAGGCACTTTGCAAAGCCCTGCAATTGTGATTCTAGTTTAGAATCCTTTCTGCTTACGGGTACAGAAGTCCGACCACTTGACGAAGCACCGTTTGGCTTACCGGCATTCTTTGTCCGTGTAAGCCTTCCGAGGCTAAATCTTGTGGGTTTGTTAACAGTTGATACAGCTAAGAAGCTTGTTAGACTCGCTTAACCGGGACTCAAACG